TGGTGCAAGAGTAGCAAGAGCAACTCTACATAACATTGGAATCATCGAAGACCTCGGTCTCGAGATCGGATGTATGGTAGAAGTTGTAAGAGCAGGGGAGATTATACCCCAAGTTGTAAGGAGAGTAGATTGAAGCAAGAAGCATTTACAGAAATATTTAGTCCCAAATTTGAGGGCTTTGTAAGTAGAATGTGGCTTGATCACTGTGACGAGAATAGTTCTTTCTATTCTGTTGCGGACGACTATCCTACATATTTAGTAAATAACTTTAAATTTCTAGTACGGAAGTTTAACGAAAAGAATGGCAATAGCCAATGGAATATAAAATGAAAGTATTAATTTATGGTAAAGAGCAGTGTCCATACTGTGTAAAAGCAAAGAATCTTGCAGAAAGATTAGGACATGATTATACTTATTTGCAACTTGGAATTGACTTTGAGTTTCCAGAGTTTATGGAGAGGTTTCCAACAGCAAGAACCTTTCCACAGATAGTAATTACAGAAGAAATAACAGATAAGTACCCAGCATTTATCGGAGGATATACCGAATACGAAGACTCATGGAATGAAAAAGGTTAAGTTAAAAAGACTTGAACCAATGCCAGACCAACCGTGTGGTGAGTGTAAATTTTACGATCCCGTACATGATATAACATCTAAACTCAGCGAAGGCTGGTGTAGAGTAGATAAGTACACAGCATTTGTACTTTCAGAGGAGACTTGCAATAAATGGCAATTAAAATAATACAGTGGTTATTTCCACCAAAGAAACAAAAAATAATGAAACCATTAACTAAATCACAGAAAATGAATGAGGAACTACGACAAGCCTTCTTGCGTAATCGTCATATAATGAAACAATTACCAACTCATAGAGAGTGGATGAAAAAACAAGGTAAATCGCAAACTGAATGAAAGAAGAAAAATTATTACAAGTTGCAAATCTATCTCCTAGTGAAGATTGGATTGAAAAAATTGTAGACGTACACCCAATGAAACAAGTAGCTATAATGTCACTAGTACAATTAGGTGCACTCACATTTATGTTCTTGAGTTTCTTTCTCATTGACTTAGTTGTCGGATGAAGCACATAGGGTTTCCTTTACCTACAGAAATGTTTCATCCTCATACATGCTTTGCTCTACCAAAAGACGAGGCAATGTGTGAGTTACTGCAGATAAATCTAAGATGTCATTCTTGTGGTAAACTTATGAAAAGACCTGTAAAAGAAAAAAGAGAAATCAACCCACCAATTAAAAGGTATTGGATGAAATGAGTAAAAAAGTAGAAGAATACAAAGCATTAATTACAAAACAGTTTGATGAACTAGAAGCTATGATGAATAAACAAATGCATCTTACAGATCCTCAAACAGTAGAAGAAAAAATGTATTCAATAAATTACAAGTGGCATTTCATATCTGAAGAAGATAGAGACTTCTATCAAGGATGTAGACACGCTCTTGACAACGGACTTAAGTGGTGAGCGGAGTATATAACCAAACATATTTCAATAACAGACCTGAAGAAAAAGAAAGAGAGGGTGTGTTATATGGAGTTATCTTAGTTAACCAACGTACATTTGAGCGTGAATGTATCAAGGTTGGAATCGCTAGTGGTAAAGACTGGCGGCATGTAATTAAAAGAAGTCGTGGTTTTAAAGGGTATGATTTACGCATCCAGCGAACTTATCACGACACCATTTATCGGTGCTGGCAAATCGAGCAGGCACTTCACGAGAAGTTTAAACACGATAGTTATTCCCCAACTCAGAAATTTGGTGGGCATACGGAGTGCTTTAAAATTTCTTCTCTTATTTTATCCCAGTTCCCGAAAAATAATTCTTGACAAATGGTTCGCCGTTTGTTATAATATTATCATATTTTAGAGAAAGAGAATAAATGACAGAAATAATACCACCGACAAATTGCCCCGCTTGTAACAGCGTACTAGAATTTGTAGGTGATCAGTTGTTCTGTATGAACTCCTCTTGCTCTGCAAAATCTGCAAAGCGTCTTGAACACTTTGCAAAAACCTTAAAAATCAGAGGACTCGGTCCCTCAACTATTGAGAGACTTGGTCTTGACGATTATGAAGATATTTATTCGTTAACCCAAGAAGAAATATCTTTTCTGTTGGATTCAGAGAAACTAGGTACGAAACTACACAATGAGATACAGAAATCAAAGAGTGTCGACCTTACAACTCTACTTCCAGCTTTTTCGATACCGCTGATTGGCTCAAGTGCATCCAATAAATTAGCGAAACACATCTCATCATTAAGTGAGATAACCCCAGAGATATGTAGCGAGGCAGGTCTGGGTCCGAAAGCGGCGTCGAATCTTATGGACTGGTTAGTAAACACTTTCCATTTTCAAGGATACTATAACCTACCCTTTACTTTTACTTGCAATAAACGAGCAGAGGTCACTAATACTGACACTAAGGGAACAGTTTGCATTACAGGAAAGTTAAAAAGCTATCCAACTAAAGCCGCCGCACAACAAGTATTAATAAAGAGTGGCTACTTAGTTAAGGATAACTTAACAAAAGATGTAACAATCTTAGTTAATGAAAGTGGTATCGCAAGTGCGAAAACCAAGAAAGCAGAACAAATGGGTATAACAATAAACCAAAACTTAAAAGAACTTATTTAGGAAAATTAAATCATGGCATTACCAAAATGGACAGACGAAAGGACTCAATCTTTAACAGATTTCGTAGGAAGCGAGAGCCCAATATCCCAAGGAACAGTTGCAAATGCAGCCGAGCACTTGGAAACATCAACCCGTTCAGTCTCAAGCAAATTGAGAAAGATGGGTTTTGATGTTGAACTAGCTTCAGCATCAGCAAGCAAGTCTTTTTCAGACGAGCAAGAAGCAACTTTACAAGCATTTGTTACAGACAACTCAGGTTCTTACACATATGCTGAAATTGCAAGCAACTTCGAAGGTGGACACTTTTCTGCTAAATCAATCCAAGGAAAAATTCTTTCTATGGAATTGACAGAGCATGTAAAACCTGCTCCTAAAGTAGAAACAGTTAGAACTTATACTCCTGAAGAAGAAGGCACATTTGTAGAGATGGTCAACGGTGGATCTTTCGTAGAAGAAATCGCAGACGCACTTGGCAAATCTGTTAATTCAATCAGAGGTAAAGCTCTTTCACTTCTAAGAAGTGGCGAAATTAACGCTATTCCAAAGCAAAAAGAAACTAAAGGATCAAGCAAAGCTGACGTCCTTGCTGATATCGATATTTCAGATATGACTGTAGAATCAATCGCAGATCAAATCGGAAAAACTGTAAGAGGCGTGAAAACTATGTTAACAAGACGTGGTTTACAGTGTGCTGATTACAACGGTGCAGCTAAAAAAGATATCGGTTAATTACTGAATCTTTAAGATTAGTTACGGCAGGGGTTCGCCCCTGCCCATTTTTTATACTTTTGAGAGAGTTATATAGTGAATATTGCATCAGCGTTACTGAAACAGATTATAGTTCAGAAAGATTTAGACACATGGTCTAAGTTAAAAGAACATTACCTTCCTGGTGAATATCAGTCAATATTCCGCATCCTTGATAAACACATAGAAAATTATCAAGACCTCCCCCAATTTGAAGATCTCTCATATGAAGTACGAGATCGACAACTCCAAGAAAAAATATTTGCTATCGAATCAGTTGATGTCGAGGTAGACGCATGGCTACTACTTGACTATCTAAAGAATGAATATACGCAAGTAGAGATTCTAGATGAGTTGGATTCCTATATTGATAATACAGTTGCAATGGCTACTGCAGAAGAAAATATAGAACAACTTCAAGAAATAGTGTTAAGGGTAAGTGACAAGGTAGATGTCAAGCCACCCGAAGAAAGTATGCAGAGCATATCTCTTTTCGAGGATGACAAAGAACTATCGAGGTATTTACCCTTAGGACTCAATAGTGAGTATGACTCACAGATTCAGTTCTCGCCTAAAGACTTGGTACTTGTAGGTGGACGACGAGGAGCAGGTAAGTCCGTTACCTGTTGTAATTTAGCCGCAAATGTTTACGACTCTGGTCGTAGTGCGCTTTACTTTACTATAGAAATGGACAGCAGATCAATCCTTCAAAGGATATGTTCTGTTTCAACAAAAATACCATTAAAAAGACTACGCAGTAAAATGCTATCCGCTGAAGAGTGGAATCTAGTAGGCGGCTGGTGGGCAGGTAGATTTGACGGTGGACATGATTTATTGCCAGAGTTTGTGAAAACACATGACTTTGACACATTTCATAAAAACCTAACAAAACTACCTCTCCACAAAGAAAAGCAATTGGATGTTATTTATGATCCAGCTTTAACTCTCTCAAAAATACAGTCAGAGCTAGACAAAAAAGTCAACCAACTTGATGTTGGTGTAGTTATTGTTGATTATCTAAACCAAGTTAAACGCCACAATGCACCAAGTCGAGCAGGCGGTCAATATGATTGGACAGAACAGATAGAAGTCAGTAAGAAAATGAAGTTATATGCTCAAGAATATGAAACATTATTCTTTGCCCCATACCAAACAGATGCTAGTGGAGAGGCTAGATTTGCTAAAGGTATACTTGATGCAGCAGATGCTGCTTACTCATTAGAAACATGGGATCAGCAAGATGAGTGTATGACATTTAATTGTGTAAAAATGAGAAGTAATAGGATGGAAAGCTTCACAAGTGCAGTTGATTGGGAAACCTTGAAGATTGGTCCGCAGTCTGCACTCAACCCTAAAGAAAAAGAAAATATAGAAAAAAGTATGAAAACAGGAGAAGATGTAGATGACATTTAGATGGCAACCATGGGTTTTAAGCCTATACATATATGGGGCATTTGATCCCCTAATTTTAACTATCGCTGCATTAGTAAACAGATTATGATTTTATACACAGAAGCACAATTAATGATAGCATATACTAGATATGTGCGAATGTTGGGAGAATCAACAGTTAAAGTAATGACACCAACAATAGAGGAGTTTCGTAAAATTTATGAAACAGAATTAGAAGAACAACTTTGGGATCAATTAGATGACTAAAACAGAAAAAGCCGCATTACAAGAATCT